GCGTCGATGTCTAGGGCGTGAACCCAGCCTCGAGCGTCAGGGTTGTGGTCGCTGGTTCTGGCGCTGTGGGCGCGGTCACCTATCCAGCCGTCGGAGGCTTTGTCACGGTCCGGCCAGCGCCGGTTTACCTGGGATCGCAGGACCACGCCGGCGGCGACTAGGCGTGCCATTAGAACTTGTTTCCTGCGACTGGTTCGTGGCTGTCTGCAATGTCTGACGCCTTGGGTGTCATGTGGGTGATCGCGGTCGCTGGGGCGATGATGCCCAGTATCGCTGCGGCCAGTGCCAGCCATAGCGGTGCGGCTTCGCCTGAGATGACGTCGTATGCGACCAGGACTGTGACTGCTGCGATCGTGACTGCGTACAGGTATTTCCGTACTTCGCGGGTCATTAGGCGGTCCATGGTTCTCCTAGCGGTCGTGGTTGTCGACGTGATTGTCTATGCGGTGACGCACGTCGCGTAGGTCGCGCTCGATCCTGTTGACTGCGTCTTTCATGCTGTTCCCGCCGTTCGGTTTGAACTCGCGAGACATAGCCGACTGGCCCTTAATGATCCATAACAGTCCGGCCAGTAGCGCGCCAGCGATGATTACGACCGGCACCAGGTCGGCCGGATTGTCGAATGTCATGGCTTCTTGGCGGCTTCAATTTTTGCCAGGGCGATTGCTCGAGCGCGTTCAGTCTGTGACTGTGGTGCTGCTGGCTTGGGTTTGGCGGCTTTCTTCGCCGGCTTTACTTCCTCGACGTCGACGACTTCCTCGATCACTGACTCAGTCATTTTGCGCTCCTAGGTTTGGGTACATGACGGCGATCATGGCGTCGGTGAATCCGAGCGATTTGGCGTGTGCGATAGCGGCGGCCGTTGCATCTGCGTCGGCTTCTGCTTTTGCTGCGGCGGCTACTTTTGCGGCTTCTGCTGCGGCTTGGTCTAATTCGTACTGTGCCTGCTCGTCAGCGGTGCGCTCGCGCTCAATGCTCTCGCCCGTTGCGGCGTTAACAATCAAAATTGTCATGGGTTTACCTAACTGTTTTCATAGCCGTAGATACGGATAGTGCCTGTCATTGTGCCCGCACTTGTCAAAAAGGTCATGCCGTCGTATGCCGTTCCCAAAGTGTGTCTGCCTGCATAAATATCTATACGGGGAGTTGATCTGCTGTCCATGCCGTCGTTAATACACCTTGTCGGGGTAGCCAACTGGGGAGAATAAACGTTTATAGTACCTGCTATTCCATCAGTCCCTTGGGCTCCCATTAAATTAAAAAGGGTTGAATTTGATGCTCCGGCAAACACGGATGAGGACTGTACCTGTAGTCTCTGCGTGTCGTAATTGGAGCCGGAAGCGTCCACACCGCCAACACGTAACCGAGCGTTTACAGTTATGTCGTTTGTCGAACTGCCGACTATTGATATTAAATAGTTTGCGTAAGTGCTCGTAAAAACGTTGTCAATACTTACGCTGCTTTGCGTCGTGAAGGTGGTTGTGTTTATGTGGTTAAGTCCAGAACCTAAACCCGATATAACTGTTTCGACGTCCTCCGCCAAATCTTGCCCTAGTGCTGGGTAGTTTGCTACTAGATCCGACGGGTCCGGATAGGGAAATCCGTAGATCGGTGTGTTGCCCATTGTGCCGCCTTTCCTAAGCCGCGATC